TTCTCCGTCCTCGGTTGATTCCATGAATATGGGTCCATCATCCTCGACGAACGATTCCTCATATGAAAATTCCTCTTCTTCAGAAACCATAGGTAAGAACGTTGCGACGATTTCGTTCGATTCTTCATATATTTCCTCCATCATTGTTTCATCTGCAAATGTAATCATTGGTCCATCTTCAAATGTCATACCCTCATCTTCCATCATAAAGACCTCTTCCTCCATAAAGAATTCTTCTACAAATTCTTCTGTAAATGTAAATTCTTCCATCTCCATAGGCATTTCCATTTCAAACTGAGGTTCTTCATTGAAAGTAAAGGTCTCTTCTTCAAAGATAAATTCTTCCATATCCTCAAAGACTTCTTCAAAAATTTCATTTATTTCATCTTGAATAGATTGATCTATGGGTTCTGATTCATATGTAACCGTAAGAGACGGTTGTTTTAAGTCTACTGAATAGTGGCTTGTGCTATTGGAAGTGTCTGTAAAATCATATCTTACATTAACATCAAAATCTGTTTGAGTGCTTCTAGATATAGACAAAGTATCAGACCCAGATTGATAACTACCACAGTTAATATAACCACAACCAGTAGAACTATATGTTCGAATTTGTGTAGTTACTTCACCATCTGCTCCAGTTATTGTCACTGTTGAGGTAACTGTAGAATTATAATTATTCCAATGCCAGTATTTAAAAGAATGATTTGATGTAAAACCATCTTGTAGTTGTGCTTCTGATAAATTTGCATCGTCTTTTAAACTTACATCGTCAGACTTAATATATGTATCATTAACAGCAGCAACAACACTATTACCATGCCTTTGAGTAGCAGTTCCAGACCAACCCGTGGAAAAATCTTGACTAAGTAGATTACTTGTTGTTGTTTCGTCTGCTGAAGTTGTAAGGGTTAACATCGTCAGCAAAACGGTCAATAGCAAAGTGCGCATATATAATAACTCCTATAAATATTGTTAGCCAGATCACTTAGGCGTCTCCCATTCTATATTTTTCTTTTTTTCTTTAATCTTTTTTTCTACCTGTTTGTCAAATTCATCAAACTCTTTTGTCATTTTAGCTTGTTCTTTAGCTAATCTTTTTTGCTCTAAAGCTTCTTTTTTTTCTATTTGTTTTTGAATTTTTTCTCTAGCCTTCATACGTTTTACATAGGTATCGTAGTCAGGTCTTTCATGATCGTATTTAGACCATAATGCTTTTGCTTCTTTACCTATTTTACCATCAATTGGACAAGGAGTGCCAGCTTGTATCATTGATTCAAACACACGCTCATCTTGACAAAGAATAGCAACCGCTGCTACTTTCATTCCAAAGTCATTAAGTATTCTTGCTAACTTTAATCTTTCACAATTTTTATCTGTAAAATGTTTTCCGCCACTGATGCCTAAACCAAATGTTTGTACTCCTGCGGAAGCACCAACTGCACATACATCTTGTGTCATAGCATTATAAGATGGAGCGGATGCTGATGGTGGTGAAGATCTTATATCTGAATTTGTAGTATTATTAGTTGTAGATGTAGATTCAGAACCTGATTCATAGGTAGTTGTAGTAGTTGATTCATATCCACCATCGATATTTGTGTTAGATCCAGAAGTGTTTGTTTGTGTAGTATCTGCATGTGCTGGTCCCATACAAAAAGCTAAAAGGCACATTAATATAATTAAAAGCCCTGTAAAATGATATTTACTTCCCGTTATTTTCATAAGACCTGTCTTCCGCGTCACTTTTTTCGCAGTTACAATTATTACACACACAGGTGCCATACTCATCTGCGTGTAACTCTCCACTGCAGTGACAATTATGATTACAATTTTTACACTTATTCATTTAACTATTTCCTGCCTCAACACAAATGGGACATGATTTTTTATATCTTGAATGTGTATTACATTTAATTTTTTCAGGTATAATTACTTCCTCTTTAACTTCTTCTTTAATTTCTTGTGGTACAATTGGTTTTCCACATTTACAAAATTTACCAAATATTTTTTCAATTAACTTTTTAATCATTTTTCTTTTCCTCAATTTCGTAGAAGTACTTATCAGTATCTTCTGTTTTCCATTTACCTGAATCTTCTACTTCCCAGTCGGAAGTTTGAACCTTCCAATCTGGAACTTCATCTCTTACCGTAAAGGACGTTATGTCCCACAGGATTCGATTGTTAGGTTGTGCTGCATAATTTCCATCATCTAAAGCCATGATGTGAGCGCACTTATGTTCGTGCGAAATTTCTGAATGATCAGTATCTACTATATTACTCTCTGGGTGAGCCCAGTCAACAGTAAAAAGATATTTACCTTTGTGCCATTTTTTATCTTTGCCCCAATATTTTCCATTACTTCCATTAATTAGATCCCAACAAGTAACAGCAGGATAATAACTGAAGCAGTTCCATAACTCCAGTTCATCAAGCCTATATTGAGGAACTTTCTTTGGGTCATAGCCTCTTTGAATGAACGCAGAGATTGGCAAACGGTAGAATACAGCACCGTTTTCCATAATTGCATGAAAGAGTATGGCATTCCCTGCCATTGACGATAGGCCAAAGATAATGCAGTCTTCCACTTCTCCATGGTGACTTTTAAGGTCATAAAGATATTCTCTCCTGATCTGTGAGTACAGCACAGGAATGTTTGCATTTAGATAGGCCATGTAACATATGTTCCTATTACGTTAGTGCTAAAATAATCATCACAACCACAATTCCAATCACAAGTTTTTTGTGATCAGTCCATAGGTGTTCTACTTGATTTAATAAATTATCCATAGTTTTCTCCTATTTTTATTTTATTATACCCCAATTGGGGCCAGATTCATAGTCTACTTTATTAGGAACTTCAAGAGAAACTGCAGTTTCCATTATTTCTTTTATTTTATTTGCATTATCTTTTACTGATATATCTAATTCATCATGTACTTGTATATGAGGAACTATTCCTTCTTTATGTAATTCAATCATTGCTTTTTTTGTCATGTCAGCAGCTGATCCCTGTATCAATCTATTTAATGCTTTGTAAGTGTAAGCACGTTTGATCCCTGGTCCGTGTTCCAGGAGCGCTGCATCATGAGGCAAAGCTTTATGGATTCCAAATTGATTTGGTTCCCATAAATGAAATCTACAAAGTCTACCTAGCAACGTTCGTATCTTACCAGAACTTTGTGCTCTTCTCATCACAGCATCCATTAATTGTTTTACGAATGGAACTTTGTTGTGATACTGCCTAAATAATTCTTCGGCTTTTTCTTTAGAGACTCCTAGTTCAGCTTGTAATTTATTTTTTCCCATACCATAGAACAGACCAAGGTTTATAGTCTTGGCCTGTGATCTAGGTATCTCTGCCATGTCTGCCACAATAGTATGAAAATCTGCATCGCCCTCACGATACGCATTTAATACTTCGTCCACTCCGTAGAGATTCTGTAAAGCTGCATAATGCACTACCAGCCTAGGCTCTTGCTGAGAATAGTCAAAACAACCCCATGTATGACCTTCCTCAGGTATAAATAAGGACCTAATAGCTGGTCCAAGTTCTTTATCTCTGGCTGGAATCTGCTGTAAATTTGGATTAGAATAACTAAACCTTCCTGTTACCGTTCCTCCATTGTCTCCTCTTAATTGATTAATTTCTGCATAAATTCTTCCCTTGTAAGAATGTTTTAGTATGGTATCAATAAATGTGGTATGGGCTTTATTTATTTCACGAGCTCGGGCTATTCGTTTCACTAGTGGGTGGGGGTGATTCTGAAGGAAATTTTTTGTAAATGAAGGAGAGTTTGTCTTTTCAGTACGGTCAAAAGGTAGGTGAAGTTTTTCAAAAACTTTGGCAATGGATCTTGCTGCCCATATTTGAACATCTATTTGTGTTTCTTTTTCTACTTCTAGTAACAATTGCTTTTCTTGTCCAACTAGTGTGGTTTTTAATTTGTGCGCTGCTTCCACATCAACGCGAACACCGTTAAATCTCATATCAATTAGACAAGGAAAAAGTTCTGTTTCTAAATTAAAAATAGATTGTATGTCCTGGTGTAAAATTTCTTTTTTTAATTCTTGCCAAAGTTCATAAGTTAATTCTGCATCTTTTTCAGCATAAGAACCAACATACATTGCAGGAAGTTTATACATTTCAGCTTTAGCATCTACTCCCCAATCTTTTGCAGCTTGATATAAAGCCGCTTCGTCTTTACCCTGGCCTATATATCTTCTAGAACAATTGTTTAAATCATAACGCATTTGATTTTCGTCAACAATGGCTGCAGCAATCATAGTATCAACAATTTTACCATTTATTTTTAATCCAAGAGATCTAATCCAACATACGTCGTACATGGCATTATGAAATATTTTGATAGAATCCGTGTTTAAAACCGATTGAAACCATTTTAAAACTCTATTTCTATCCATATTACCACCACCTTCATGAGCGATTGGATAGTAGCCTGACCATCCTTTAACAGCGACAGCTATTCCTGTAACATCTCCTTGTTTAGTAATAGAACCTGAACCCATTTTAACTAGATCAGGGTCTTTAGTTTCTAAATCTATTGCTATTTCTTTGTGTTTAGATAGGTCTGGAAATTCTTCTGGTGGCAGCCATTCTGTTTGCGCTTTAAAAAGTGGCACTTGCATCATTTAACAATGCCCCATGAATTCTTTTTTTCTTTTATTTCTTCTTTCACTTCATCAGGATAGTCTCTATCGATTGCCATGTCAATATAATGTTTTGCTTTTAACAAATCTTGCTTTTGATTTTTCTGTTTGTGGCGACATAAATATTTAATCGCATTTCCTTCTGCGAAGGGAATATTATTTTTGTTAATAAATTCTGATGGCTGAATGGCCATATTTTGATAGTGATTCCCGCCTACTTGCTTTTTATATATATCACTCATAATTTACTTCTTTAATTAATCTATTAATATATTCTTCATGTTTTCTTTTTTTAACTTCTGGTCTTCTCGAATAAGCTAAGTCCCATGCTTTACCTTTAGGACTTTTCCTCCATTTTTTCCTTGCCCGTTTTCTACTTTCAATATAAGGATGTGTCACACATCCCCCATTGGAAATGCTTTGTTTTCATCTTTAGGTCTTACAATATGTAAATGTTCCTTGGTTCGTGTTGCGCCGACATAGAACAATCTATTCTCATCATCTTTATTTCTCTCATAAGCTTGTTGTGTATTATAAGTAAGATCTGGAAGTATAATTACGTTATCTTCTTCTCCTCCTTTAACACTATGAAT